GCAAAGTTGTCCACAGATTTGGGGAACTAGCCGAGATCAGCGTGGATTTATCCACAGGGTTACCCACAGGGCGGGAACAGCCGAGATTGGAAACGGTGCTGCCTGACAATTTCAGTGATCGCTCTTTGGGCAGTGATGTTGCTTTGTGGGCGAAGCAGAACATGGGCGTTGATCTTCATCCGTGGCAGCGTCGGGCGTGTGACGGCATGTTTTGTTTAGGTGATGACGGCGAGCTGTTGTTTAGGGAGTCTTTGATTTCGTGCGCCCGCCAGCAGGGTAAAAGTTTGCTTATGACTGCTGTGCTTGGCTTCTTTGTAACGACGTTTGCTAGGCGTCGAGGTGCGCCGCAATATGCGTTGTCGGTCGCCAACCGTCTTGACCGTGCCGAAAGTATCTTTACTGTGCTTGCCCCAATTTTGGTTGCCAATTTTGGCGGTAAGCAAATGCAGGCTATGGGCCGTAAGTCTGTCACTATGCCAGACGGTTCCCGTTGGGAAATTCGAGCAGCGACACTTAACCTGGTTGGTGGAAGTTATGACCTGATCGTGGCCGACGAGCTGTGGAATATCTCTCAGCAATGCGTTGACGACTGTTTGAAACCGTCGCAGATTGCTAGAACTAATCCTCATATGGCCATGTTTAGCACAGCGGGCGACGAATCAAGTTTGGCGATGATACAAACACGGGAGACATGTCTTAGAGAGTTAGACGCTGGTATTACTGGCGCATGCTATTTAGCGGAATGGTCTATGCCGCCAGGCTGTACCGGGCAGGAATATTGGGGATATGCAAACCCTAGTCTCGGGTTGACGGTGCAACTTGACGCCCTGAAACTTGCGTCCACTAAAGATTCGTTTAATCGCCAGCACCTAAATCTTTGGTCAAGCGCTAAGGGCAGTTGGATTGACGCCGCAGACTGGCAGAAATTAGCGACCGATGACCCTATGCCAGGCGGCGGTATTTTGGCTTGCGACGCTTCAGCAGACCAAAACCGTTTTGTCGGTGTCAGGGCTGTAGTCGCTAATGATGTTGTGCAATTAAAGGTTGAATTTATTGTGGACAGCATGACGGAAATGTGGCAGGAAATTGAACGGGTCATGGTTGACCAGAGCGTGCAACTGTTGATTGGTCCGACATATGAAATTCATGTGCCGAAACCTTTGGCTCGACGCTGTACGACAGCAGGACAAAAAGAGCTAGTCAAATATACGGGTTTGGTGAAAGCGATGATTGCCGAAAGTAAAGTGCGGCACCGGGGCGAAAGAACACTTGCCGAACACGTATGCAGGGCAGTTCAAATCCGTACTAGCGACGGCGTTATGATCAGCTCGCATAGGTCGCCCGGACCGATAGAACTGGCTCGCTGTGCGGTGCTGGCTATCGCTAAAGCGTCACGGCCTAGAGTCGTCGGTAAACCCATGCTGGTTGTCTCACGGACATAACAGTTGACGCATAGGCTAAAGTCTGCTCAGGTTCGGCCTGAGCGTCGGGTTTGGGCCGAGCCAACCATCAAAGGACATCATGGGAATCTTTAGCAGCAAAGTCACCAAAGCGGCGATCAGTCCGAACCCTGAAGTTCAAGCTGCTATCGGTGGCAGTTACAACACGCAGGTTGCAGGCCCTAACCTGATTGGTGAGTTTTGGTCATACCAGGCTGGCGCTTTGCGTAACCGTGCAATGTCTGTTGCGTCTATCTCTCGAAGCCGTGACCTTATGGCCTCGGTGCTGTCAACAATGGAATTGAAAATGTGTTCCGAAATGTGGAACGGCGAAGAAATGGAAGAAGTCAACCTTGCGCCTAGGTCATGGCTACGCCAGCTGGACCCTGAAATGCCAAACAACTTTCTTTTCCCATGGGTTTTTGACGATTTATTTTTTTTCGGAAGAAGCATGCTCTACGTTACTTCTAGGACGAAAGACGGATTTATGGCGTCAGCGACACGCCTGCCGCAAGGGTCAATCACTACGCCCGATCAGGTTCCGCCCGTCTGGTACGGCAAATCTAAAGAAATCTTTTTTAACGGCGGCGCTTTAAACCCTGCTGACGTTGTACAGATTTACAGCCCGACACAAGGCATGATTTTTATGTCAGAGCAAACAATTTCTACGGCCTTAAAACTTGAGGACGCCCGCAACCGCAACGCCTCGTCGCTAATACCGGCAGGAATCTTAAAGCAGACAGGCGGCGAACCGTTGAGCGCAACCGAACTGGCGGCCCTAGCGGAATCGTTCAACCAGGCACGCATGACAAACCAAACAGCAGCATTAAACGAATTCCTGACCTATACCGAAACAAACGCTACGCCAGACAAAATGTTGCTGATTGACGCAGCCGAATACCAAAGTCGGGAAATTGCTAACTTGTGCAACATTCCGCCGTATTTATTGGGTTTATCAACAGGCAGTTACGCATATTCGACGTCAGCCAGCGCCAAGTCTGATCTTTGGTCATTTGGATTGAGTATGTACGCCACCGCAATTACGGCAGCGTTATCGCAACAGCTACCCCGTGGAACATATGTGAAATGGGATACTGACAAAATGTTAGAAGTACACGAAATGTCCAACTATGAACCAATGCCACAAGAAAACACACAAGAGGAATTAGCATGATCAACTTTAATTTGACCGACTTCACTATTGACGCCGCAGGGCCTGACGGTTTGCCTCGACGCACGATCACGGGCGTTGCCGTGCAATACAACACTTTTGCCACAGTCAGCGACGGCACTACCGTTTCGTTTGCGCCAGGCAGCTTGCCTACCGACGGACGCCAGCCAAGAGTTTTTATGTACCACGATTCCACTATGCCCGTCGGTCTTGTAACCGAAAGGGTTGATACCGGGTCAGAAATGTTGCTGGCCATGAAGATTAGTAGCACAGCCTTAGGCAATGAAGCGCTTGTGCTTGCTGCTGACGGCGTTATGGAGCTGTCCGTAGGTGTAAATCCAACAGAATTCAGCTATGACGCTGACGGCAATATGACTGTCTTGGCGGCTGACTGGCACGAGATTTCTTTAGTTCCCACAGCCGCATTCCGAGGTAGTACCATAAGCCAAGTAGCAGCCTCAACACCTGAGGAAGCTGAAGAACCAGTTACAGAACCTGAAACCGAAAAGGAAGAACCCATGGAACTTGAAGCCGAAGTTATCGTGCCAACCGCCCCAATTTTTGCACAGGCCCGCCGTGAACCACGCTTGCCAAACGCTGCCGAATTTATTGTGGCAATGCACAAGGGCGGTCTTGAAGCCGCTAACGCCAATAAGGTTTGGGCTGACTATCGGGCCTACCACAAGTCGGATTTAGAATTTGCCAACACCGACACCGGCGACGTGCCTGGTATCGTCCCAGTCCCAATTTTGGGTCCCGTGTTTGCGGACATTAACTACATCGCCCCGCTGTTGTCAGCTGTCGGTACACGGGCCATGCCAAACAACGGCACAGGGTCCAGTTTCGTAAGACCAACGTGGACTACCCATCCGACCGTGGCAGCTCAAGCTAACGAATTTGACGCTGTGTCCTCGACAACCAGCGTCATTGCTTCCAATGTGGTTTCTAAGCAGACTTTCGCTGGCAGCGCCAGTTTGTCCTATCAGACAATTTCGTTTACCGATCCCGCAGCAATGGCAATTATTTTGCAAGACCTCGCAGGGCAGTACCTGACCGCCATTGACGGCTTTGCTTGTACAGAATTGTTGGCAGCTGCAACATCGGCTGGCGCATGGGACGGCACAGCGCCTGACCTCATGAAGTCAATCTATGACGCCGCCGTTGTCACTTCGGACGCAACAAACTTCTTGCCAACACACATTGCGGTTGACCCTGCAACGTGGGGCAAAATGGGACAGCTTGTAGACGCCTCAGACCGCCCAATTTTCCCAGCAATCGGCGCACCTGGCCTACTTGGACAAAACAGCATGGGCGCAGGTTCTGCAGCGTCATGGTCCGGTAGCAACCCGCTTGGCTTGCAAATCATCGTTGACAACAAATTTGCTGCCGACACCATGATTATTTTCAACGCCAATGCAGTTGAAATTTATCGCCAAGACCAGGGCCTGCTATCCGTGGAGAACCCAAGCACGATTTCACGCCTAATGAGCGTGTTTGGATACGCAGCATTTTTCGCCCCGAACGCCAACATGATTCAGAAAATAACACAGTAGTCGAAAGGCGGTTAGCCGCCCATGGCTGTATATAGCGTTACTTTTACACAGCGATTAGACAATTACGCTGTCGTCCAAACATTGACAGAACCTGATTTAGATTTAGGTATGGCGTTTACTTTGGCGTCTTGCGGCGCAAGCTTTAACGGGTCACATACCGTTTACGCTTTGCCCGCATACCTGTTTAAAGGTGTCAACAGCATGGGCGACCCTGTTTACGACCTCAGCGTGCCAATACCTAACCAGGTGCTGTTTTACAATGCCGATGACAACGCTGAACGCATAGCGTTAATACCGCCAGGGACACTAACCGCTACAGAAAACGCAACGTGGATTGACGGCGCTGATGTAGAAGCATGGCTTGGCATTGACCTCGCTGGCGCTTCAGAAACCGCTTTCTTAGAACAATGCGCCGATAGCGCCAACAATTTTATTTTTAGGCGACGTCAAGAAAGCGGGTATACGGACCAATTAGCGACAGCGCCCAGCCCTGATGTCACGCTGGCGACGACGATGTATGCCGGACAGTTATACCGTCAACGTGGCGCTGTAAACGACTTTGCAAGTTTTGACCAGATGGGCGCTATCTCGACAACAGGACTGACTCCGATGATTAAGCAGCTTGCGGGAATTCCTAGGCCAGCTGTCGCATGACCGTCTATACAGACCTATTCAATGAGGCGATAGACGACCTTATTGCGACGCTGGCAACTATTCCTGATCTTCGAGTCACGACAGACCCGCAAAAGATCAACCCGCCTTGTGTTTTTCTTGACGCACCAACTTTTGAGTCATGGTCAGCAAAAATAGTCAAGATGACATTTGCTGTAAAAGTAATTTCGCTAGGGCCAGGCAACCTAGACGCCATGCGAAACATCTTAAGTATTACCGCCCTAATGCTTGCTAAACGGGTCGCTGTCACAGCTGGCACGCCTGGCTTCATATCTATCGGTGGACAAGACTTCCCCTGCTACGATCTGACCATATCCCTACAAGCACAGGCGGCATAATGTACAAAATAGTTTCACCTCGAGTAGGCGTACCCGGCACAGAGTTTGTGCCTGAAAAAGGCGTCAACATTGAAGCGCTTATTGCTGGCGGTTTTGTGGTGGACACAGGCGCCAAGAAATCTGCTAAAACTACTACCGAACAACCAAAGGATTAACCCATGGCAACTAGCACTTATCTCAGCAACCCAGGCGTTATCGTTAACAGCGTTTCGTTGACCGACCAATGCACGTCTGCCACCGTCACCAACACCGCCGAAGCGCTTGAATCCACCGCCTTTGGTTCCACTTCAAGAGTTTTCGTTTCTGGGTTATTCAGTCAGGAAATCACCTTGGACTTGTATATGTCCTATGCGGCGTCAGAAACTTACGCCACACTTGCCGCCCTTGTCGGTACAACAACAACCGTCAAAGTTTCCAACACCGTTGCTGGTTTGGCGACACCTAGCGCCACGGAACCTTGCTTTACTTTGACGGGCGCTTACCTTGAAGCATTGCCTGTCATTAACGCCAGCATGGGCGAATTAAGCACTATCTCTATCACTTTTAAGGGCGGCGTCTTAACTACCGCTGTCAGCTGATTTCAACCCCTACACAAAGGACCCGACATGAAACTTACTCTTAGAGTTGACCAGGGCGACGGCCCCATAGAAGTAACGACAAACCTATTCACCATTGTTGCCTGGGAACGCCGATTTAAAACCAAAGCGTCCAACATCGCTAACGGTATCGGCATGGAAGATTTAGCTTTTATGGCGCACACCGCTTTACAGCAAATGTCCGTTGTGGTTCCCGTAGTCCTTGACGATTTTATTAAAAAGATTGTCCTGCTGGAAGTCGTAGATACTGAACCCGAAAACCCTACCGTAGAGGCCACTACCGTTACGCTCTAGCGTCTCTGCTAGTCGAGACGGGGTATTGGCCTCAGAACATAGATTTTGACACTGACGACCTTGCTACAGTGACTAAGATAATTAACAGTCAAAGGAAGTAGCCATGGCAGGCGTGCAAGTGAAAGCCGAAGTCATCGGCATTAGAGACACGGTGCAGCTACTTAAAAAGACTGAACCTGAAATTTTTAAAGAGTTTCGAGTCAAAGCCAAAACCGCTGTTGACCCAATAGTGAAAGACGCTCAAGCTCGACTAACTCAAGCGTCAAGTCGTAATGGCAAAAATGTCCCGTTGTCAGGAATGGCCCGTGCCTGGCGTCCTGGCGGTAGACAGATATTCCCGTGGAACCAACAGAAAGCCATTAAAGGCGTCAAGGTGCAAGTACGCCCCAGCAAAGAATCGTTTTTGACTGTGACTCAGCGAGTAATTGCCCCTGCCGTTTTTGACATTGCAGGACGCAAAAACTCAAGCATTTTCGACACCAACTTAGATATTTACGCTCAAGCGTCCCGGACTATGTGGCCCGCTGCTGAAGAAAAGCAAGATGAGGTCAGAAAGAACCTTGCCGACCTAGTTGATTTTGTGAACCAAAAAACGAATTCTAAACTAAGGTACTGACATGGCTGGCATAACGATTCCCCTGATTACCGAGTTCAAAGACAACGGTATTAAGCAGGCGATCAAAGAGTTTAAGAAACTTGAGACAGCCGGGGAGAAAGCACAGTTTGCTTTAAAGAAAGCCGCTGTACCTGCCGCTGCTGCCATGACTGGCGTCGTCGCCGTTATCGGATTGGCTGCCAAAGCCGCTATTGAGGACCTAGCCGCACAGTCAAGCCTTGCCAGGCAGATTCAAGCCAGCACAGGTGCGACGGACGCACAAGTGGCAAGCGTCGA